CGGAGCCGAGTTGGGCCTTCATCTGCGTTCCGGCAGACTTCATACTGTCCATCGCTTCGGCGAATCTGTGTCCCGTTCCTGCGATCCCGTCCGAAAACGCATAGGCGTATTGCAAGCCTTCCGAGAAAGCCGCCGCCACGTTCTTGATAATGGTTCGGATGGCACGGTAGAACGCAATCCTGCCGAATGATTTCACGACGGCAGACAGCGGCTTGTTCGCCTTCGCCGCCGCCTTTCCGACCTCTTTAGTCGAACGGGCAACATCAGCAGTAGCCCGTCCCGCCTTGCTTGCGGCTTGATTAACGTTGTTGATGGTGTCAGCGATCTGAGTATTGCGGTTAAAAGAAACCGAGCCTCCGCTACTCAGAGCGCTATTCATTTCGCGCAGCTTCGGAATTACATTGTCCAAGGCTCTTCCCATGCCGCGAATGGCAGAGGAAACACTTTTAAGTTCTTCCGCAGCGCCAGATGCGCTATGTTTTACTTCTATTTCCAGAGACTCAAGCGTATCTGCCATTTAATCACCTTGCTTCGGTTTCTGTTTCGCCATCTGCTGTTTGCGAATCGCTTGTAGCGCGGCATCCATCTTTTTCCACTCCTCTTGCTCTCTCCGCTGCTTCTCAGCCTCGGAAATGGGGAAAATGTCAATGGGGCGCTCAAGATATGTATGTTTTTTTGCACCACGTTTTGCAAAAGCGTTTGCGAGGCACACGGCAAAGGCGTCGAATACATACAAGCCTTGTAGCCATGCTTGCTCGTTATCGCACTCTCTTTTCAAGCGGTATGCCTTGCGATAAGCGACTGCTATGGCAGGAGGCCCGTCCCAGAATTGCTCATAGGTCATTCCCATTGCTAAATACTGTGGACAAGCCTCCGTAAAGATTTCTGTTAAGGTTGGCGGTTGCCCCGGATCCTCGGTTAGAACGTTACCGCCATTCGGCGAGGGTTTGTGCCTTCGCCCTCGTTTGCGATCAGGGTTTGGTACGCTTCAGCATAGAGCTTGCCGAGGTGGGCCATCTCTGCCTCGTTCAGACCGCCGAGTCCGTCAAACAGGATCTTATCGGTCTGTTCGCGGGTCATGTAGGGATGGTGCATCAGGAAAGCGCCCCAGAACATGATGGGAACCATCGTCATGGCTTTGCTTTCCAGTTGATTCACATCGAGTCCGGCCTGTTCCGTCCGGGTGACGGTCTTGCGGCTGAACTCCAGCGTATAGGAGCGGCCCTGATCGGGGTCAGTAATTACCATCGGATTCACAGTCTCAGTCTTGTTGCTCATCTCATTCTCCTTCATGCGTAGGGGCGGCATTGTACCGCCCCGTTATTTTTATCAAGTGGACGCAGTCGCGAACACGTAGTCGCCGCTCGGCAGGATATTGGCGAAGTTCTCCAGAACGGAGTCAACTTCCGCGCCGCCGAAGCCAAGCTCATGAGGCATCGCTTGAATGTAAAAAGAGTCCATGCCGCTGTTCGCGGGATAGGCATACTCAAACCACATCTGCTTGCCGTCCGTCAGACCTTCCGCAGCGGTGACCAGAGCAGACCACGCAGTGCGGAACGCAGGATAGTCGTTAACGGTGAGCTGGATGCTTCCACCGGGGTCAGCAAGACCAGCAATATAGGTATGGTTACGGGTCGCGCTCAGAGGCGTGGTCTGGAGGGTGTTGACCTCATCGCCGAGGGCCGGGAGCGCCTTCACGCCGGGGATTTCCGTGTAGCCCGTGGTGGGCCGAGTACCAGCAGTCGTTTCCGCGCAGTACTTCACGATCATTCCGGCAGTAGACAGAGCATTAGCAGCCATTGTGCATTTCTCCTTATCTTAAGTATTAGGCATCGAATCGCCGCCGCCGATGATCCTGCGGAAGCGTCCGACAATCGTGAAGGTGTCTCCCCTGTCGATGTTCGTCTCGGAGAACTCACGATAGTAAAGTGAACTGAAAGCCGCCCGAGCCAGATCCATAATGTCATAGGCTTCGGAAGCGGCGGTGCTGTGTTTGTTGCTGACCACTTGGATCTCAAACACACTCTCATATTGCACATCGTCAAAATCGAGCTGCACGTTTTCAAGCGGTCGGCTCCTATCAATCTCATGGATGTAACAGGCCGGGAACTTTGCGGGAGTGGCAACAAGGCGTGAGGTATAGTACGCATTCGGATACTTAGTCTTGATTGCGTTCACGATGTGCGTGTAGATCGCGTTTCGTGTGTAATTCAACTTCTAAGCACCTCCTGCGCTATGCTCTTCTCGTTGTCTCGGATCGCCTGTCCCGCGTAGTACATCGGCATCTCTGCCGGAGTGCCACGGTAGAAGACGTTGTCGTAAAACCAATAGCCTCGCCGCGAATACATCTGTGCGTGAGAATCAGACCAGTCACCGGGCATCGTACCAACCGACACGTTTGACGTATCTCCGGCGTACTCGCCAGCGTAGATGCCAGTACCAAACTCGATGAAGTAGATGTCCTTGCCACTCATGACGATCTTGTATCCGTTGTCCATCTTGACAACGTCTACATCAGCGTCGGTATTGCCGTATCCTCTCGCAAACCCAAGACGCAGTCTTGCCTCTTGCGCTCCGATCTCGGCGAGTCGCTTGCAGATTTCATCCAGCTTGGGCTTGAGCTTCTTTTGATAATCCTGCAATTCCTTTAAGGCTCTGTTGCAAGAGTCCGCTGAAAGCTCAATCGTTATCGTCTTCATGCGACACTTCCACCTCCGCGAGGGCGAGAACGACCTGATTGATCGTCCGCGAAACGGCGGCGACGCGATAATCGAACGGTTCGGTGCGCGGGTCGGTTTCGATCCAGAAGACCGTCTCTGTGTTGAACGGTGTACTTAGGTCTTCAGTTGTGGCAGTCCTGCCAAAAGTCTGAGTCAAGCCAAACATGGCAATGTCAGCTTGTCCTCTGCCGCCAGACACGTTCATCAACGTGCGTACGGGAGGCGTGTACTTGACACGGTACTCACCAGTGAGGTTTCCCTCTTCGTCGTACAGTTCCTCCACGCCGTCGTAGAACGCATAGGCCACCGGGCGCTTGTTCCTTTTGAGCGTTCTCAAGAGGCGCTCACCGCCCCTACCCGCACATACGGCAACACATTGCTGTGAATGTAATCAATCATATCCGAGTACTTAAAGTCTCGGTGTACGCCGTTCTCAATGGACAGGCCCTGACCTTCCGCTCCGGCATGAGTCCACCCTACGATAACTGCGTAGATTTGGACTCCGTCGTATTTCTCAGGGACTTTTGTCACTCCATCCGGCACACCGCCGATCTGATGATACATCCATGCGAGGATTTCCTTCCCCGCGAGATGAATGTAAGTGCCGAGGACTTCTTCAGTTGGCATATAGCCGCTGCCATCCTCAAGAAGAGTTTGGACTGCGACGAGCTTTTGTGCGTATGTCATAGTTGTCAGTCCTTTAGGGACGGGAGAGGGAATAATCCCTCTCCCTTATAGATTACTTGCTCTTGCGGGGCTGTCGCTTCGTCTGCGGTTTTTCAGCCTCGACCGTCTCCACGGCAACTTCTTTCGGCTTTTTAGCTTTCTCATCTTTGAGAATGCCAACCGTGATAGAGCCGTCAGGATTCTTTCGTACTGCCATCAGGCGTGAGAGACGTAGATGCCGCCAGTCTTCTTGGCCTTGACCCACGCATCGTGGTACACGCGATAGTCAAACTTCCACGCATCGGCTTCCTGATTGACCTCCGGGCTGAAGATGCGAGGCACAGCGTGCTTCACGATCTGCATAACGGCAGAGGGGTGGACGATCATGTAGTTGATGGTGTCGCCGGAGACGGTGAAGCCGCCAGTACCAGCGGAGGTGGTGGGCGCGTTGATGGTCACAGCGGTGTTGAAGCGACCAGAGGGTACGGTGATGACCTGCATATCGTTGAACATCTCAACGTTGTAGTTCACGTTGTCATCACGGTTCATGACCATGCGGGTCACGCCGCCCTTGATGAGCTTGTAGGTGTTCGGGTTGACGAACAGGATGCGGCCCTCATAGGGAACCTCGTCGTTGTCCAGCTTCGCGGTGGCATCGTCGATCAGGCCGAGGATGGTCTGCGCGGTCGGAGCCTCGGTCTTAACGTTAGCGGCAAGAGCGCCGGAAGCGTACTTGGCGAAACGATAGGCGTCGATCTCGGGGATGACCTGAGTGCGCTCAAACTCGCCGACCAGAGTACCGAAGGCCATGCCGAGAGTCTCGTCGTTGTCCATCGTGTCGACCATGAAGGAACGACCGCGATCCTGAGTGATCTCATAGTCTTCCCAGCCAGTGTTCACGTCGCCGGGAACGAAGCCAGCGTTGCGGTCATAACCAGCGAGGCCGACCATCTCGGTGTTGAACAGATAAGCCTTCTTAGCGCCGTCCCAGCGGACACGCTCGGCGTCGGTGTCGAGGATGGAGGACTTAGCGCCAGCCTTGTAGATCTCGTCCAGAATAGGCAGATACTTTTCTGCCAGAGCAATGGTGTTGCCAACAGGGGCGGTAACGGTAGTAGCCATTAGTATTTCTCCTTTGTTTTATTTTCGGGGAGGCAGACCGAAGTAGTGACGCAGTTTGTCGTCAACTTCCTGCTCGGCCTGTTTCGCCGTGGGAGGAGTGCCGGGAGTCAGAGTGGGTTGCTTGCCGAGTGCGGCAGCTTCCAGCTCCTTCTGCTTGGCCTCCAAAAATTCTTGCTGACACGACATGATTGCGGCGGCATCGTGGTCAGCCATAGCCTCTGCCGCCTTGAGCGCGAGTTCTTTGTTGTAGCCGAGAGAGAGGCACTGTGCGACATAGCCGCTCACCGTCCTGTCTCTGCGTAGCGTCCGCAGTTCGTCCTCAACTGCTTTCTCACGTTCGGCCCGTTCAGCCTCGGCCCGTTCCTGCTCAGTCTGCTTCTCGCGGAACTGTCTTTTCCACTCGGCAGCGTCAGAATTGGCCTTGGAGAGTGCCGACTTCAGTTTGTTGACCTCTTCGTTGTCAGCCTTGGGAGCTTCAAACTCATAAGTCTCAAGCGCCTTCAGCTTGTCCTCTGCGGACATCTGCTCATACCCTTCGATGCGCGATACATCAATCTTCATGTCTCTTCTCCTTGCGAAATTTGTATCCCGCATTCCCTTGCGGCATTTTTCCGTTTGTCGAGTTTTCATCTCGTTTACGATTAAAGTCTTTCCTGACTTGTATGCTTAACTGGCGTATTGCCACTTATAGCCATACGCAGTTTTCCAAACGCCACGGCAGCATTGCGAAATGCTCCAATCGCTCATACCCGTTTCCACAAATACTTGCCTTGCGTTATCCCAGCCTCTTATCACTTCGCCGCCAAGAGATAGCTGAAGAACTCGTCTCCCTTTGTTCTTCCCCTTTCTCTCTTTTCGCGGATGATTTTGGCGATATTTCAAATTATTGGTTGACGATGTACACCATTCCAAATTGGAAACGCAGTTATTCGCCTTGTTTTCGTCAATGTGATTTATCTGCGGATAATTTGATGTGTTTGGTATAAATGCGTCAGCAACTATTCTGTGGACAGTTTTTCTTCGCGGCTTTCCATCTTTGTAGAGCATTACCGTCTTGTAGCCAAAGTTGTTCGTTTGAAGCCTTAACTCGCAACGGCCCGAAGCAATTCTCCCCGTGTTGCTGACTTGATATAGCCCTTCGTAGCCAACAACGTCTCTCCATTTTTCTTCCATAGCAAAAGTCCTCTCTCAAAATTTGAGAAGGTGGCGGGAGTAAAGCCCCGCCATGCATAACCCTCTTGCTATTTGAAGCGTTCCGCTTTACTTACTCTTCCGTATCGTGCTGGACGATAATAGTGCCGTTGGCGTAGGCGGCATCAGCCAAACCCTCGCCTATGATGTACGCGACCACAGCCGCTCCTTGCATGATAAGGCCGGATACGACCTCGGCTTTTTCAGCATCGCCGCCGAATGCCACGATGCAGCCGCTTACAAACATTGCGATGGCAAGCCAAAACTTGCGGCTCGTCAGCTTGCGTTTCCAATCAATCTCGTTCATATTTTTCCCTCCACACTCTCAAGTTTTGTTGAAATCTTCGCTATGTCGATTTGGATTGTTTCAAACTTCTGAGCGTAGCTGTTATGTTCATCAAGTTTCTTCTCGACGCTTTTCAGCCGCTCATCCAGCCGGATCTCTCTTTCGCGGGAAAGGAGCCATTGTCCGATTACAGAGCAAACGCCCGTGATAATGGCAACGATAATCACATCACTCACCATGTCACCCCCAGCGCCTTGAAAGTCTTTGGGCCAGCGATGCCATCGACATCAAGCCCGTTCGCGGATTGAAACGCCAGTACTTTCGCTTTCGTCCCGCTGTTGAAGATCCCGTTGCATCCTCCGCAGTTGTAACCGTGGCACAGGAGGAGGGCTTGCAGGAGCGTGACGTCCGCACCGTCCATCCCAAAG